GGCTAGGGCTTATATATATAATAGGACCTACACACGCAATTCTCTCTAATTTTTAAATCCTACACTTCCTTCGTATATATCAATCTAATTTAGTATATTTTTGAAAGCTTATTTCTCGAAATCCAGGAAATTTTGTAGTAAGAATATACTATATAATTTCTAAAAATACTATTTAAGGAACTTTTTTAAAAATTTGTTGTCTAAGTGATTATAAGGATAAAAAATTAAGGCCACTGATACCCCGGTGGATAGTGAGTAGGAATAATTGACCAAGTAGCAATTAACTCACTAAACGAGGCTCTAGTAAGTAACAGTGTGTTTCACCTCCTCAAGACAGCTTTAGCAAGAGCTGAGGAAAACGGTGAACAGGGCACCTCAGCTTGATACTGCTTAACGTAAAGCAGCACGAGAAGGCACTCATTAAAATGCTCCTCGATAAACCTTTCTACTTGGCTTAGTGTCTTGCTTGATTACTACTACTACTTAATAGTATATTAATATATAGTATTATCAAGCAAGGATACTATGGGGTTCTTGTGCTAAAATTTCTTTTAAGGGGGAATTGTTTTTAATGATTGTAAAAAGAAATGATAAATTTTATGTGTTTTCTGAACGAAAAGGAAAAGGCGTTTTCTGAACGAAAAGGAAAAGGCGGTAAAAGAAAAAAATTAGGTGGACCATATCCTTCTGAGAAACAAGCACAAAAAAGACTCCAACAAGTAGAATATTTTAAAAATAAATGAAAAAAAGTAAATCACCAGCTTGGCAAAGGAAAGAAGGAAAAAATCCAAAAGGTGGATTAAATAAAAAAGGACGAACTAGTTATAATAAACAAACAGGCGGAAATTTAAAACCACCAGCCCCAAATCCTAAAACTAAAAAAGATGCAGCTAGAAAAAAATCTTTTTGTGCTAGAATGTCAGGAATGAAAAGAGCTAACACCAGTTCAAAAACTGCTAATGATCCAAATAGCAGAATTAATAAGTCTTTAAGGGCTTGGAACTGTAATGGCAGAAAGAAAACAAAATTAGGTGATTGAAAATAAGTGAAAAAGACTAAAAAAACAATGTTGGGTGGTTGGTTAAAACCGGGTAGGGGTGTAAAAAATCCTATTCGTAAATCTAAGCCTACAAAGAAAATGAAAATGAAAAGAGGAAGCAAATAGTGGATTACTTAGCTAGAAAATTTTTTGATAAAGTAAAAAAGAAAGCAAAGAAAAATACAAAAAAAAGAATTACTCCTGAAATGCAAAAAAAGTATAATGCAGTTTTTAATCGAAAAAAGTATATTGATAATGCAGTAGCCAAAGCTTCTAACCCAAAATCAAAAAAATATAAAAAATGAAAAAATCTCGTAGAAACTATAAAAGGGAGTATGCTACATATCATGCTAAACCAGAACAAAAGAAAGCAAGAGCTAGACGAAACAAGGAAGCTAGAAAAACACCACTAGGAGATGGTATGGATGTAGCTCATGTGACTTCTAAAGGAAAGGCAGCTTCTGGTGCTCCTAAGAATGGAAAAACTGCAAAACAGAAACCATCAACAAATCGTTCTTTTTCTAGAATGACTAAAGATAGGAAAAAGTACGGAAAGCGGTACACATGAAAACTTCTCAAACCGGCATAGATTTAATTAAAAAATGGGAAGGATTAAAAACTAAAGCTTATAAGGATGTTGTTGGTGTTTGGACAATTGGTTATGGAAGAACAAAGGGAGTTACTTCTAGTATGGTGATTACCCCTACTATGGCAGAAAATTTTCTAAAAGAAGATTTAACAGAATATGAAAGATATGTAAATAGTTTAGTTAAAGTCCCTCTTACTCAATCACAATTTGATGCTTTGGTTTCTTTTATTTATAATCTTGGTCCTACTAATTTTAGTAGATCTACGCTATTGGAAAAATTAAACGCAGGATTATATTCAGAAGCTGCTAAAGAATTTGATAAGTGGGTTTATGCTGGAGGTAAGGTGTATGCCGGTTTAGAAGCCCGTAGAGCCGACGAGAAGCAACTCTTTATGCAAACCCCTTCTCCACCCAAAGAATTGCCTACAGGGCCGGAAATGGCCCCTATAGAGCTTTCTGATGAAAGACTAAAGAAAGTTATTAAAGAATTGCTAAGAGAGATGCTTGATGCCTAAGAAACTAACAACTAAAATTAGCCAAGAATATTATGAAAAACTGACAGATATTCAAAAAGAGTTTTTTGATTCTTATGTAAAGCATAGAACATTAAATGGAGTTATGCACGAATTAAATTGGAAAACCAGGAAGGTTCATGACGTATATAATGCAGTAGGAGTACAAAATGCATTAAAAGAATATAATAAGAATTTAGAAGAATATGCTCTTTATAACACTGCTGTGATTGTTCAAGAACTTTGGGAACAATATAAAGATACTTCTACTCCTAAAAATGTAAAGATTCAGATTCTTTCTTTACTAGGTAAACATATTGGTATGTGGAATAATGCAGTACAAGATAAACAAGGAAAACAAAACACTACTAATTATACTATTATTAACTATGCAGATGTACAGAAGGAAATCAAGAAAAATGAAAAGGAAATTCACGAGATCTCGCAAGATTTTGATGTTCCGGAAGGAATCCAACTAACAGATTACTCGGGGAATGCATAATGTTACCTGCTGAATACGATATTAGTAGACGATGAGTGTTTTAATTCCTTATAATTATAAACCATACCCATTTCAGGTAGATCTGCTAAAAGCCAGAGATCGGGGTTGTTTATTAATGCTTACTCGTTGGCACAGGCGGGCTGGCAAAGATAAAACATTTTGGAATATGACAATTAAGGAAGCATTAAAAAGAAAAGGACAATACTATTATTTATTTCCTGAATATAAACAAGGAAGGCGCGTTATTTGGGATGGTATGGATAATGATGGATTTTCTTTTTTAGATCATATCCCTCCTGAAGCCAGAGGAGGTATACCTAATCAGCAGGAAATGAAGATTAAACTTTCAAATGGTTCAATTATTCAAATTATTGGTACTGACGATTATGATAAAATTCGTGGTTCTAATCCAGTTGGTATGGTTTTCTCTGAATATGCTTACCAAAATCCAGCAGCTTACGATGTAGCTTCTCCAATTCTTTTAAGAAATGGCGGGTGGGCTGCATTCAATTCTACTCCTTTCGGTAAAAATCATTTTTATGATATGGAAAATATGTTAAAAACAGATCCTGATGCTTTTGTTCAGGTTCGTACAATTGCTGACACATTTGATTGGGACGGTAATCCACTATTAGCTGAATCTGATTTAGATAGAGAAAGGCGTAGAGGCAAATCAGAAGATTTTTTACAACAAGAATATTATTGCTTAGTTCCTGGAACACTTATTACTACTTCTAGGGGGCAAGTGCCTATTGAAGAGATTACAACTAAGGATTATGTTTTAACACATACAAATAGATTTAGGAAAGTTAAAACTATTATAAGCAGAGATATACAACAGAATATAGTAAATATAAAATCTTCTAGTAGCCAAGATAGAATAAAAATAACTGATAACCATCCTGTATTAGTTAAGCGTAATAATAAAGTATCTTTTATTGCAGCAGGAGAAATTAAGAAAAAAGACCAATTAGTATTGCCTAAATTATGGAACAATGAATACAAAGGTAAAAAAGTTATATCAAATGGTTTGTTAAAGCTATTAGCTTGGTATATTACAGAAGGGTCTTTATCTGCAACTGCTATACAATATACAGTATCTAAAGAAGAGATTGATGTGGCAAAAATGCTTGTTAATATAGCTGAAAAAGAATATAATGCAAAATCTAGTATAAACATTTATGATAATGTTATTCAAGTAATAATTAGGTCTGTCGATTTATCAGAATTTTTAGTACAAAATGCAGGTGAATTGTCTCACAATAAAACTATACCTTTTTCTTTAATCAGAGGCCAGGAACAAGAATTCTTAGATTTATTAATTCAAGGAGATGGTACTTGGAGTAACGGTAGATATTGTTATACTTCTGTTTCACCAAGTTTAGCTTATGGTGTACAACAATTAGCAAACTCGCTTGGATATAAGGCTAAAGTATATATTAGAAAATCAAAAACAGAAACTATTGAAGGAAGAGTAGTAAATAGTAGAAAAAGATATCAGGTGTGGTGGAAAGACGATGGAACTGGTGATCTAGAAAAAGATAGATACAGGCTTTATGATACTGTTAGAGAAGTAATTTTAGAAGATTATTCAGGTAAGGTTTATAATATAGAAACAGATAAAGATCATACTTATGTAGCTAATGGTAGAATTGTTCATAATTGTGATTATACTGCTAATGCAGAAGGCTTTTACTATCTCAAGCAAATCGAAGATCTTAGACAATCTAACAGAATTGGTGATTTTCCTTGGGTTCCAGATTATCCAGTATTTACTTATTGGGATATTGGTGTTGGTGATTCTACGGCCATTTGGTTTGTACAGGCTTATGATGATACTATTTGGATAATTGATTACTATAAAAATAATTCAGTTGGCATTGATCATTATGCAAAAGTGTTAATGGATAAGCCATATGCTTATGTAAAGCACGTATTTCCTCATGATATGATTAATACTGAATTTGGCACTGGTAGGACTAGATTAGAGATGGCTGAGAATATATTCGGAAGAGAAAAAGTTGATATGGGGCCTAAAATGGGATTTGAAGATGGTATTCAGGCAGCTAGAGCCTTATTACCACGTTGTAAGTTTAATGAAGAAAAGTGTAAAGATGGAATTAAAGCACTAGAAAACTACCACAGAAAATGGGATGATACAAGACAGGAGTTTTTACAACAGCCTGTCCATGACTGGTCTTCTCACCCAGCCGATGCTTTTAGGTATTTAGCAATCAGTTTTGAGGCTCCAAAACCAAAAAAGAGAATTCAAGAAAAACTGAGACGATATCGTAAGAAGTACGGCAAGAAATCCTGGATGGCTGCATAATGGCACTACAAAAAGTAATTAAAGAGCAACAATTAGTTGATAAACTAAAGCAAAAATATTTATCTGCTATGCAACGTGGGCACGAAGATTATCAACGAGAAGCCAAATACTGTGAAGATATGTATCTTGGAGCTGGAAGGCAATGGACAGCTAAAGAAGATGATCGAAGAGTTCAACAAGAGCTTATTGAAGCTGGTAAACCAACACTAGAACTTAATCTTATTCAATCCAGTGTTAGGACTATTCTTGGCTATCAAACACAATCAAGAATGAATATTGCTTATCAACCTAGAGAGTATGGTGATTTTAAAGTAGCAGAAGTATTAACTAAAATTGCTTTATATGAATTAGATCGTAACAAATTTCCTTGGTTGGAATCACAAGTATTTGAAGATGGGCTAATTCAAGGTAGAGGCTATTTTGATCTTCGTATCAGTTATGAAAAAGATCCTAATGGACAGATTGAAATTACTACATTAGATCCATTAGATGTTATTCCAGATCCAGATGCTAAATCCTATAATCCAAAAGATTGGAATTATGTAATGATTACCAAATGGGTGCCATTGGAACAGCTAAAAATTGAGTTTCCTAAAAAATATCGTAAACTTTATACCTCAATGCTAGCAAATGAAAATGATTGGGGAAGCCAATCAGAAGGACAAGAACGCAACAAGTTTGCTTCTCCATATACAAATGATTTTTATTTTGATGGTGGAAAAGATGAATACTATGTTCGTATTCTAGAAACTCAACACATTAAAGTAGTACGACGCAACTATTTTTATAACCCTGAAACGCAAGAATCTTATCCAGCTCCAGACAATATGACAATTAAACAGGTTGAAAAGCAAGCTAAAAATCTTGATTTGATGGTCAATACTCGCACTGAACGCAGAGTTAGGCATACAATAACTACAGCAGATTGTTTGTTATATGATGATTGGTCTCCTTATGATCAATTTACTGTTGTTCCTTATTTTCCAATTTTCCGTAGAGGCATTACTATTGGATTAGTTGAGAATCTAATTTCTAATCAGGAAATGATGAATAAAGTTTATTCACAAATTTTACATATTGTTAATACTACAGCTAATTCAGGATGGCAAGTAGAACAAGGATCTCTTACTAATATGGATATTGAAGATTTAGAACAAGAAGGTGCTTCTACTGGATTGGTAATTGAATATGGTAGAGGAAGAACACCTCCACAGAAAATTGAACCTAATCAAATTCCTACTGGTTTGAAAGATATTTTTAATACTTCTCGTGAGCTTCATGATCAAATTCTTGGAGTTAATGAAGCATTTCGTGGTGAAAGAACAAATGAAGTATCTGGTCAAGCTATTCAACAACGAGTATCTCAGACAGGTGTAGGATTAACTTCTATTATTGATAATTTGTTTTTTACTCGTAATCTAGTAGCAGAAATTATTCTTAATTATATTCAGACATTCTATACAGAAGCTCGTACATTTAGAATTATGTCTGATTCTCGAATGGAAGAACAGTCTGAAGAAGTTCAAATCAACCAGGAAATTGAAGATATTGATCCAGAAACACAAGAAGCTGTTACTTCAATTATTAATGATGTGACTGTTGGTAAATACGATATTGTTATCTCAGATGTGCCAACACAAGTAACTTATCTAGATGCTCAATTCCAGCAAGGTCTTGAAATGCGTAAGTTTGGTATTCAAGTACCAGACGATGAAATGATTCTTATGTCCACACTTACTCGTAGAAATGAGATTGCTAAAAAAGTTTCAGGAGAAGCTAATGAAGCGCAGCAGCAGCAAATGCAAATCCAAATCGAGCAACTTCAAGCCGAAAACGAAAAGCTCAAGCAAGAGGCCGAGTCCAAACAAAAGGATGCGTTAAAGAAAGCTGCTGAAGTAGCCAAGATGATTTCTGAAGATCCTACAGTTGCTCCTATTCTTGAACAAGTTTTAGGTATGGTAGGAACTCCTCAAGATATTCAGCAAACACCACAACAGCCTCAAGTACAAGAAAATATGCCTCAACAACCACAATTAGGGAACTTTTTCTGATTTTTGTTGTCTAAGTAAATATAGAAAGGGGTTTTTCTGTTTTGCAAACAAAATACTTAACTAAGCCAAGTGTAATTAGATGAGTGAAAATCTTACAGACGTAAAAAACATGAAACCTGCCTACACCCCCAATACAAAAATTATAGCGGCCGGTAGTATTGGACTTCCTGCTTCCATAATTCTGGCATGGGTTTTGACTCAATTTGGCGTGACGATGCCGCCAGAAGTAGCAGCTGCTGTTGGAGCGCTACTGTCAACTGTCATTGGGTACATGAAACGGGATACAATGCACCAGTGAATACGGCCAGTAGATATAGTGATTGATGAAATTTACTTATCAAAAGAAAATAATTATTTTGGATTGGTCGCAGTAAAATTTAAATAGCATAAACGGAGAAACAAATGGCATTTAATGACCTTTTTAAGCCTTACCCAAATCGTAACCTAGAACTACGCAGTGTAGCAAAGCAGATTTAC